GGTACTCTGTAAGAAATTGCAGCGGCAGGAGGTGTCGTACCAGTAACAACTACCGTTATATTTGTGCTGAATCCATCAGCAGGATAAACATCTACTGTATCAGTTCCATCACTCACAGCTGAAGATATAGCAGTAGTTGCTTGCAGTGCTGTAGCAAGATCAGTCAAAGTTTGAGCGTTGCTAGTATTGTAAGGTACTGCTGTTAAATTCGTTCCGTTTAAAGTTACATAGACGTTATCACCAGTGTCTAAATCCGCATCAAAAGTAATAGTCGGTAGGCTGTAATTGAACTGGTAACTGTTTACGATGATATAATAAATCTGAGCCGCAACTTCTGTTAAGCTGATTATAGCTGAACCTGTTGTTGAAGTTGAAAGAATGACATCCTCGAAAGCATAAAATACTTGTTCAGTCGCAGGTATTCTAGCTAAAGCTCCTTCATCGATTAAAGTGCCTTCTAGTCCATTGCATAATCCAATAACACTTGTTCTTTCCGCAGGAAGTCTAGTTATACCGTTGAGAGCAACTACATTATCAAGCGAAGTTCCTTCGGCTGTTGCAGGGTATTGAGAGTTATAGATAGCCTCCATATTCTCCCATACATCAGCCGCAGTTTTGGAAAGCACTCCAATAAGTTGACCAAAGACAGATTGAGGCTCTACGTTGATATTACCGAACTCGGCTATCATCGCATCTTCCATATCGGTTTTAATGTCTACAAGTCTTTTAGCAACAAAGCCATAAGGGGTTAGTCCGAATGTCATAATAGTTCAAGCTCCAAATTTATAACTCCTGAAACACTGTCGCATGAAAATGCTACGCTAAATCTTCTGTTTCTTTCATCGAAGGTAGAGGAGAAACTCAAGATTTCCACTACTCCATCAGTGTTTATTATTTCTTCTTTTATAACACTTTCAACACGAAATTGGTTAGGTGCTTTTATCAAAATATCCTGATAGTAGGGTATTCCTGCCTCAATATCTAAAAACCACTCCGCTAGAAAAAACTTAAGTCTAATTGATAAGTTTTGAGCAATTTGATCTGTAGAATCTACTAAAGTTAAATCAAAATCACTAACCACTAGATCGCCTGTAGAAGTGCTTAATCCTAAGTCAATTGTCATGTTATACTTCCTTTAATAGCGTCTATCTTGCCTTTGAGAGTGGCATAGGTCGCAACTCCAGCAATAGGACCACCTGTTGCGGTCGTAAGACTTGTTATCAAAGTTCCTAAAGCTTGGGAAACCACATCTAAAACTTCTGTTGTAGTATTTCCAATTGCCACTGTCCCTGCTGTCTTAACTACAACATTGCCACTTGAATCTATTGTAATGGATGAACCATTAGAAGTGATGTCAAGATTTCCAGTTTCATTAATTGTTACATTCGAGCCATTAGCACCGATGTTTATATTACCATCGTTGGTGATTCTGATTTCGGAATTGCCATAAGAAAGAAGAACGTCAGTGTTGTTTGTGGCATGTGATGATTCAGTGAAGGGTAATAGTCCAACAATAGCTATTGCATCTGAATAGTCAAACTTTCTTCTGTCTGTTGGGGTAACTGTGCCACCTAAGCTTTTCCATCTGTCAAGGCTTCTTTGTGAGAAAACAAGAAGACAATAGTCTCCCACATTAACAGGAAAAGTTAAAGATGCTCCTCCAGAACGCTGAAACACAACTGGCACATTATTAACCACTGACATAGGAGTGGAAGTGTCGTTTGAATAGTATTTATTGACCACAGGTTGCACTTGGGCTTTCTGCTTTTCATAGTCGTATTTTAAGATTTTAGCAGGCAAGCATGTATTGATATTTGCAAGCTCTCCTAGAACTGCTTGTCTTACTGCTTCTGTCATTGTTGCACTCATAATAACAAAATTACCTCAAATTCAGAGTACCAAGGCAACCCATGAGTATCCCCTTGATGATTTGCACTTAAAACCTTGAAAAATCCTTTCAGGTCTATTCTACTGGATTCAATTTGAATCTTATCTCCTGGATTAATATCGGGACGAAGAGTTGTTCTTACTTTCCAACCTGAAATTCTTTGTTGAGTAAACAGGTCTTTTTGTTTGTACGAATACCTTTCAGGTACTCCCATCATACCAGTATTGGCATTGATAACAATGGGATCCATTTCACGAGTAACGTTCTTTGGAATGCAAATCAATTTACCGTTTTGGATGCTAAAAGTTAGCCCTAGAGCTTTAGTACACTTGTCTAAAGGATTTTTTGCAGGACCATTCCAAGAGAATCCATTCTTCCATACAATATTCTCTGTTGGTGCTATGTAGGCTTTTACTCCCATTTGAGAGGCTATGATGCTTATAATTTGCCTTATAGGAATTTCGCTTTCGTAGCTGAGATTTACTAAGGTCTGGTTAAGAGGAACTTCACCGTCTCCACATTGAATATTAGTAACAATATCAGGCAAGTCGAAAGCATGACTTAAGGTTGTAGATGTTCCTGTAAACAACAATTGTTCACCTCCACCAAGATTATATCCTGCGTTTAAAATGTATTGATCTCCCCAATCCTTTAGAGTAGCTCTTCGAGAAGGATTCAAGTTCCAGATGCTTATAGATGCGGTATTAGTTCCCCATGCAATAGTTTTCTTGATAGTGAAGCTCATCCTTAAATCAGAAATAGTAAGTCTCTGGTTAAAGCCAGGACCATTGGTATTTTTTAACCGAATTTGAAGTGATGCTGATCTATCAAATCTCATTAAACACTCAAAGCCTCAAGTTCACCAACTGCATAGTAAATAAGTTCAGTGGTTGAGTTCATGTCGTACCTTTGTATTTTACCGTCACCGCCAATGATATTTTGACAAACAATGTCTCCTAAAGGCTTTTCTAACATGGAATACTGTTCGAGCAAGTTCCAATTTGTAACTAACTTAACGCCCAAAACTATAGGGTTTTCGTCAGAATCTAAAACGTCCATCGACCAAAATTCGTTTAAAGCATTCCACTTAAACCTTAGAACATACAAAGTTTCACTTAACGATATTTGTTCTCTCCATTGAGCAGGGTTTTTGAAAGGGATTATATCCATTAAGCAACTCCTAAGATGTTTTGAAGTCCTGCTGTAACTTTAGGTATTGAAGCAGTAGGGACATCGTCTAAACTCTGTTGACCTATATCTATACCGCTAGAAGCTTGATCTTTTAAGCTACCTGGTGGATCAAACATAAGGATAGGGAAATTATCATTAGTTGCTACGATCTCTCTTGGAATCTTGTCTTGCACTCCACCAAAAGGCGTTCCTTGCTCAAGATCTAGTCTTACAGAAGTATCAAATAATATTCGCTGTAGCTCTATATTGAAAGTTAAGCTCTGACCAGTTTTTAAGTTTCTTGGAACATTTAGATTAACGATTGCCATCTGAGTATACACCTTCAAACCTGTCACTACTGAAATGACTTCTCTAGTCTCGTGAATTCTGATAAGAGTGTTGAAAGCATCTATAGACCGATTGAACTGACTAAGGATATTAATAGGGGTATCTGATACTACTCCTTGGATTGTCAGCTTGTCTGGGTTGTTAATGATATGGTCTGACACAATCTCAAAGCCATCATTTACGCCTCTATCTACTGGAAAATTAGTGACTCTTGATGAGTATGAATGTTCCTCTAAAAGAGTCGCATCGATCTCTATCGTTCCGATTTTTGTCTTTGGATATTTTGATCCGTAAAGGAGTGATAAAACCATTATTCAACCTCTGGATAGTTGTCAATTATGTCTTGAGCCATTATCTGGGACTGTGCTTGCATTACTTCCGTTACTGAATCTGTGATAACTCTTTGCTGTTCCTCAAGAGTACCAGGAGGAACTTCAATATCAATCTTGTTTTCAATTTTAATAATTTTGCCATTCTCTTGACGTAAACCGTTAGCGTCTAAGTAATCTGCTATTTGTCGTTTAAGTAAACTTAGATTTCTTTCTTGCTCTCTTTCTCTGAATGTTGATTCAGTTAAGCCTGCAAACTTTAAAACTTTTTGATACACATCTAAAGTAGACTCTGCTATCGCTCTACCTGTTGATGATGATCCTTTTTCTCTATTAAGCTTTAACAGTTCAGATAATCCATTAACTGTTTGATTTACTACTGGAGTCGCTAAAATACTAAGCTCTGTTGATAAATTCTGGATTTCAGTTCCTAAATTCGCTAAGTTTTTTTCGTACTCTTCAAGGAGTTCAATGTTTTTCTCAAGAGTGGTTCCTAACCCTTGAAAAGCTTTTTCTTGTTCTAAAACTCCTGCACTGCCATTCCTAAACAACTTTTCAAACCCTGCACCTTGCTCCGGAAAAAACCTATAGAAAGCCGCTAATCTTTTTTGTTGATCGGGAATTTTAGAAAGAAGATCGCCTATTTCAAGAAATAGAGTTTTAGTGTCTTTGAACTCTCCATTAGCTTTTTTTAAGCTAATACCTTCTCTTTCTAGCTCGATATAAAACTGACCGAAACCTGCTCTTGCATCTTCAACATTTTTGGTTAATCTAACGAAAGCTGAATCGAATTGATCTGGACTGATACGAACTTGTTTTGCGGCGGCTCTTAAAGCAACAATGCTTTCAAAGGCTATACCAGAACGCTTAGCTAAATCATCTGTTGTTATGCCAAGATCAGCAGTTTTTTGAATAGTATAAGCTATTGCGGCGGCGGTGCCTGCAATGGCACTGGTAACTAGATTTAATTTAGTTTTAAGACCAGATACATTGCGAGCAAATTCCTGAATTCCCCGTCTGTCGATTTTGAAGGCAAGCTTTGTGACTAGTTCTCTAGATATCATTTCTTAGACCTTTTTTTTCTTTCAAGTGCTGTAAGGTCGGAACGCATGTCAAGTAAAGCTGTTGCCCTCAATACATCGTCTAAACTCCAAACTGTTTCAAGCTCTTGTAACGATGCGAATCCCTCCAATACCAATCGCCAAATAGGGAATTCATCTCTTATTTCTTGGTGGAGGTTTTCTTCGTACTTGGCTGACGATTCTGCTGTATCGGATTCAATTCGCTTCCAATACTGCCCTCCTTCCAAAAAGAACCATAATTCACTTCGATAACAAGCCAAAGAATCTTCATTAAATCATCAAGCTTACCAGCAAATTCCATATCTATATTATGAGGATTGAGTTCATGACCTTCACGCCTTACACTAGAAAGTAGCTCTATAACAAGGTTCTCATAAGTATCTTCATCTAAGTTAGCAAAAAGCATTGGAAGAGCTTTTACTACATCTTCCTTCCTAAAATTAAAAACATCATGCTCGCTTTTCATCTTCTTAGTGCTACCTAAGAAAAGTTGAGCTAAAGGGGCTCCTAAGATTTTGAGTAACTTAGACTTTATCCTTAAAGCTCTTCTTGCAGGAAATTGAGTAACAGTATAACGATATCCGTCAATTGTCTTTTCTTCAGTTTCGATCATGTAATCCCTTAATTATTTTCTGTGCTACTACCCACAAAGATATCCATATCAGCTAAGTCAACTACCCAATCTCTATTGTTTAGCTCTTTACCGAATTCACTAGATGGGTATTTTTTTATCCATCCTGTGGCAGAAAAGTAGATAGAGTTTCCTGATGTATCTTTCACCAAAACAGGAACAACACCACCATTAGAAAGCTCGTCTAAGTTAGCGAAGCCACTAAGTACGTCATTGCTAGGACTCGATTGCTTTAATGTTAAAGTTAACGATCCTCCTC